GGCTAAGAGTGTTCGAGCAACTCGTGATGCTAAGTTAGCTGAGTGTGATTGGACACAAGTAGCTGATGCTCCTGTTGACAAAGCTGTATGGGCTACATATCGTCAAGCCTTGCGTGATGTAACAGCGCAGACTGGCTTTCCTTGGACTGTTGAGTGGCCTGTGGCTCCTTGAGGTAAGCGATGACTGAAGAAGTTACTCACTCACAGATCTATGAGCGTTTATGTACTGTTGAAGCTAAGGTAGACACTCTAGATAAGAACACTCAAGAGGTGGTTAAGGCTTTCAATGCAGCCTCAGGAGCCTTCCAAGTACTTGAATGGATCGCTAAAGCTGTTAAACCTATCATTATTATAGGTGCTTTCTTCGGAGCTATTTGGTTAGCTTTAGACAACAAACTACACGGGAACTAATATCATGAATATGCCTACACGTGGTCAGCGTACAGCTAAGAACAAGATGAAGAAGGTTATGGGTGAGTACAAAGAAGGTACTCTCCACAGTGGTAAGGGTGGCCCTGTGGTGAAGTCTCGTAAACAAGCTATTGCAATTGCCATTAGTGAAGCTGAAGCTGCTAAGAAACGTAAGAAAAAGTAACTCTTTTGCTTGACAAGATAGTAAAAGTGTGTTACCATATTAACAAAGAATAAGGGAAGATAATGGCTACGACATATCTACAGTTGGTTAACAACGTATTAGTACGTCTAAGGGAGACTGAAGTATCGTCAGTAGGTGATACTCCATATAGTTCCCTTATAGGTGTATTTGTTAATGATGCTAAGCGAGAAATTGAGGATGCTCATGACTGGAATGTCCTCACACAGACTATTGTGTTATCTACAGTAGCTAGTACTCGTAACTATACCTTGACAGGTTCAGGTCAGAGATTCCGTACTGTGGATGTCTTGAATGACACTGAAGATGTCCCTATGCGTTCAGTACCTACAAACTGGATGAACAGACAATATTACTTAGGTACAACTCAGAATGCAGCTCCGGTGTACTACAACTACAACGGTATCTCCGGTGATGATACTCAGGTGGATGTATGGCCTCAGCCTGATGGTATCTATTCATTGAGGTTTGAATTGGTTGTCCCTCAAGCTGATTTAACAGCTGATGCTGATGCCTTAAAAGTTCCTCATCACTTGGTACAGATGTTAGCCTACGCTAAAGCTGTTGGTGAACGAGGTGAAGATGGAGGTACAACCTTTAGTGAGATTTATCAACAATATCGTTTAGCTTTGGCAGATGCTGTAGCTATTGAGCGTAATCGCTACGATGAAGAAACTACTTGGGTGGATGTCTAATGGTAGCTAAGATATTAACTACGACAGTTTCTGCCCCGGGTTTTCAAGGATTGAACACGCAAGATTCGTCCGTGGCCTTGGATGCAGGATACGCTACGGTAGCTAATAACTGTGTGATTGATAAGTTTGGACGTATTGGTGCTCGTAAAGGATGGACTACAGCACATTCAACTAACAGTGATTTAGGTGAAGCTACTGTCAAAGCTATCGGTGAGTTGATTGATAACTCAGGTAACTCATACATAGTTGCAGCTGGTAACAATAAGCTATTTAAACTGGTAGGTACTACACTATCACAGTTGACCTACGGAGGCGGTGGTACAGCTCCTACAATTACAGATGATAACTGGCAGATGGCTCCTTTAAATGGCTGTATCTACCTGTATCAATCTGGACATGATCCTCTAGTGTTCGATCCTACGGTCAGTACCACAACCTTTAGACGTATCTCTGAGAAGTCAGGCTACTTAGGAACTGTACAGAATAACAACTGTGTAATCAGTGCTTATGGTCGTACATGGTCAGCTAACAATACCTCAGTTAAGAGTACTGTACAGTTCTCAGACTTACTCTCAGGTCATATCTTGAATACAGGTACATCAGGTACTTTAGATGTATCTCAAGTGTGGCCTGCAGGTGCAGATGAGATTGTATCACTAGCTGCACACAATAACTTCTTAATCATCTTCGGTCGTAGACAGATCTTGATCTATGCCAATGCTGGAGATCCTAACAACATTGCACTGTCAGATGCTATTACAGGTATTGGTTGTGTAGCTAGGGACTCAGTAGTTGCAACTGGTGGTGATGTAATCTTCTTGTCTGACTCAGGTGTACGTTCATTGATGCGTACCATTCAAGAGAAGTCAGCTCCAATGCGAGACATCAGTGCCAATGTACGTGATGACTTAGTGCTGGAGATTAGCTTAGAAGATGCTGATGAGATCAAGGCTGTATATTCAGATAAAGAAGCCTTCTACTTATTGTCTCTACCAGCTCGTCAGTTAGTGTACTGCTTTGACATGAGAGCACCTCTACAGAATGGTGCTAACAGGGTTACAACGTGGGATGGTCTAGTACCTAATGCTTTCAGATATACCCGTAGTAAAGAGTTATTGATGGGTAAGGCTGGATACATAGCTAAGTATGGTGGTTATAAGGACAATGCTAATAACTACCTGATGAAGTACTACACTAATTACTTTGACTTCCAGTCACCTACAGTGATTAAGATTATGAAGAAAGTAGGTGTAACGATTATCGGAGGTCAAGGTTATCCAGTTACTTTAAAGTTTGGCTTCGATTACAGTGACATTTTAAACCTCAGACAGTTTAGTTTGTCTAATGCTGCAGTAGCTGAATACAACATAGCTGAGTTTAATGAGGCTGAATATGGTGGATCAGCCTTCGATAATAAGATCATTAACATTGGTGGATCAGGTAAGGTTATTCAATTAGGGTTTGAAACCACAGTATTTGATAAATCAATATCCATTCAGAAACTTGATGTCTACGTTAAGACAGGAAAGACTAGGTAACTAAATTGTCAAATTACACCAAGGCAACTAACTTTGCAATTAAGGATAGCCTATCAACAGGTAATCCTTCAAAGATCATTAAAGGCACTGAAGTTAACACTGAGTTTGATAACATTCAATCTGCAGTTAACTCTAAGCCTGATGCTAACAATGCAGCTTTAACAGGAACAGCCACAGCAGTTAATCTTACTGTATCTGGCACACTCACAGCAACAGTAGACGGAGGTACATACTAATGGCTGATTGGACAGACTTAATTGGCCCTCTGTTGGGCACTGCAGGTAGCGTATATGCTTCTAATCAAGCTGCTAACGCTACTACCGATGCTGCTAACGCTGCTGCACAAGCTGCACAGTTCCGTCCTGTAGGTATCACTACAAGGTTCGGTAAGTCAGGCTTTAACTACGATCCTACAACGGGTCAGCTAGTAGGTGCTGGCTATCAAGTAGCTCCAGACGTAGCTGGCTTGCGTGAAGGCTTGATGGGTATGGCTAGTACTGGCTTAGGTCAGGCTCAGCAGATCCAAGGTATTCAACCTAACATCAATGAGCAAGCTCGTGGTCTGTTTAACTTGGGTGCTCAGTATGTTGGTCAGAATCCTCAGCAAGTTGCTCAGAATTACTTAGCTCAGCAGCAACAACTGTTAGCTCCCGGTCGTGAACAACAGATGGCTCAGTTATATAACCAACAACAACAGCAAGGTCGTATGGGCTTAGCTACTGGTGCAACTTCAGAAGGCTATACTCAAGGTGCTCCCGGACTTCAGGCAACTAACCCAACTATTGCGGCTGCTATGAATGCTCGTGCTCAGCAGGATGCTCAGTTGGCTGCTAATGCTCAGACATTTGGTAATCAACAAGTACAGTTCGGTCAAGGTTTGATGACTGGTGGTTTGAACTTGGCAGGTCAAGGTTTTGGATTACAGACACAAGCTCTAGCTCCTTACAGTCAGTATATGCAAGGTGCTACAGGCATTGAGAATCAAGCTGCTAATGCTTTGACTCAAGGTTCAGCTCTGGGATCAGCTATTACAGCAGGTTCTACCAATGCAGCTAACATTCAAAATCAAGCAGCACAACAAGCAGCAGCTTTACAGATGCAACGTAATAATGCTGTAGTAGGCGGTTTAACAGATCCTATCAGTCAGTTGATTAGTGGTTTGTCTGGTGGAACTTCTAACTATCAACAAGTTGTTAATCCATACTTTCAGACAATTGGATATAGTAACCCTTAAGGAATAACATGGCTACACAAGGAATTCAAGGTTTATTCGGAGGCATGGGTACTCCTGAGGAAATGCAACGTCAATTGGTAGAACAGAAGGCTTTGCAGTTTGCTAATATGTCTCCTCAGCAACAAACATCCTACAACATCTTTAAGAACACTAGCAACTTAGGTCGTGGCTTGGCTGGTGCTATGGGTGTTGATGTACAAGATCCAGCTATTAAACGAGCTACTAT